CGTCTTTGTCGAAGCACTGCATCGTGTAAACGCCTTTGGCGGTAGCTGACTCGCCAGCCTCCAAGGTTTTGGTGATTGCGCTGCCGATGGTATCGGCTGCTTTGGCTTTTTCTATTGCTGACATTTATTGCTCCTTACGCAATGCGAATGATCGCTGAAGTGTTGGTGACAGCGGGAAACTGCACCGTGAAAGTTGTTGTTGAAGTCTTGTCTGAGCCAAAGTCCAGCACACAAACAGAGCCGCCAGATGTGTATATCAAAGCTCCCCGAGCCGTAATAGCGCCACTCCAGACGGCATTGTTAAAAGAGATGTACGCCGTATTTCCGGAGTTGCCTACCGTAGGCGTCTGTGCAATCGTGAGAGCAATACCGCCAGCCGTGTACCCTGTAGCCACAACTTCGCCCGTAGACGTATAAGCCGTGGTAGAGGCGTTAAGTGAGGCCGCATTGGTGTACAGCGCCATGTAGAACGTATCGGTAATAAAGTCGAACGTTCCGTCCATCAACCCTATTTTGAAAGTGTTGCAAGCGAAGTTGCCTGTGAACGCCATTATTTAACCCCATTATTCTGAGGTAACGGAGCCACACGTACTTGACCGCTACGGTAAGCATCGCTGCGTTCCATACCATTACCCAGACGAATGGCCAGACCAAGGGCTTCTTTGTATTTCATGTCGTAGCCCGTCATGATGTCAACTTCACCCTTCATGTACGTGTACGCCTCAACCAGTGAGCCATACAGCAGCACAGAGTCAAAGTTGTCGCCCAGCCATGTTGTGGAGGCAGTGACGATTGACTCAGGGTAGTAGTAATAATGAAGCTCGACGTTGTAAGCAGCATCAGGTGTTGGGCCAAGGATGAAGCTCAACTCATTGGTCACCACAGGGCTTGCACCTGATGTAGTTGTTGGGCCAAACAAAGCATAGTATTTTGGAATGGCGGTGTCTGTTGGTGTGGGGTATGCCTGACGGATGAAGTTCACATCCTTGTTTAACAGATACTCATAAGCGCCATCCGCATCAATAACAGCCATTGAGTACGTAGCCAAAAAATCATCAGGGCAAGACAAGTACTTGTTGCTCGATGTTGTTACACCTGTCACATTCTTGCGAATGGACGGGAACTGCACCGTGTTGTAAATGCGTTGCTCAGCCTGCTGAATAAATGTATTCATAGGCGTAGGATCAGTTGAATAGTTAAAACTATTTTCCGTGTAATCCTGAATCGCAGTTACAAGCTGGGCGTAATTCATGCCATCGGGCCTCGTGCCATCAGGCCTTTAGTAGCGCAGCCTGTGCCGCGCACCTTAATACCATCGGTTTTAACTTGTTGGTCACCAGCAGCTTTACTGATGTTGCCAATAGACATGTTCACCGTGTCTGCTTTGCTGCGGTTGGGGCCAGAGCCGGGGTTGGACTCAACACCAACTGCCTTGCCAGACATGGTGTGTGGTGGTGCGTAAAGGCTGGCTGGGCCAACTTCTTTACCGCCTTGTTTCATGCTGAATTTAGCCATTATTTGCCCCTTTGATTTGCAACTTTAGCCATACCACGACCCATGCTCAGCATCATCTCATTGGTCTTGCCGCCTTTGGCCAGCTTCAACGATGTGCCCTTGCCGCCCTTGTGTTCTTGGGTGTCGTGTTGTTTAAAAGCTTTTTTAATTAAAGCAACATCTTGCTTTTTATCTGCTGCGGCTGATTCCATTTTTGCCATGATCGACTCCTTATGTCGTTACTATGCTGACTGTACCAATTTCTACTGCCATTGCCAAATTATTTGGGGTCAAAACAGCATCAAAACTGGATGCACCCCCAACTGGGTTCCACCCCCACTGAAACACTCGGCTACCACCACCGCTGTAACCGTCTGCCAGCAAGCCAGAGACTTGGTAGCTCAGGTCAGGACGCGGATCACGCACCCCTTGCGGGTCATCCACTGGGTACATACCCAGCAACAACTGCGGCTGATCTGGTTCCCAGCACTCAGGGCACACTTTCAAGTCGTATGTCTTGGTTTTGACAACGAGCTTCTTGAGCGCCGTGAGCTTGAACCGAAAACCGCAACGGTCGCACTCGGCAATTGAGTTTTTGCCACTGGCAAACCGATTAGCCATTAGACCATTCTTCCTCTGGTCTTACCGCGCTTGGCTATACCGTCTGCGCGGGAAGAAGCTGTGGCCTTGACTCTGCCGCCTTTTTTTAAAAGCATTCCTTCAGGCTTTTGGTAATCTTTGGTTGCAAGTTCTTGCATTGGCTCATTGTCCTGCTTGCGCAGCGCCGTATTTGCACGCTTAACCTCTTCATTAAAGGCATTTTGTTCCTGCATTGACTTGTCGTAAGCTAGCGGGTCTTCTGCACGCAAAGAATCAAGCTTATTTTTTGCACCAAGGATTGCCCCTTGACCTGCGGTTCTTGCCAGCCTAACCATTGGCATTACGCTGGATATATCTAAATCTGGTTTTGGCATGTCTTACCCCCCAATGAACATCTGTCTGGGCACAAGCCGCAAGGCTGCGCGTTCCTGATCCTCATCCGCCGCCGACATCCAAGCCTCGTCGTACTGCGCTTTCAGCACCACCAGCCTGTCCATGCCGCCGGGCACTTTTAAAGCGATGTAGTAGGCCAATCCAGCCACCATACAAGGCACAAATCGGAAGGGCACGTCCATGACGTTCACACCACTGCCAGCATCCTGCACCCGGCGCATGCGCCAGTACACGAACTGGTATGTCTGAGAGCCATCAGGAGTGGGCCAGACAGTGATTCGGGGGAGGTTGGGTACGTAGACAGCCACACCAGCGGTATGGGCTGCGGCAGTCGTGTTGTTCTGGGCACGGAAACAGCCACCCAAGTCGTTGCCGTCCACGTATGTGTAGTAGATCGTCTCGCTGTCCAACGTGATGTAGCCCGATGTGGCCAGACCAACTGTGCTGGATAGGGTAATTGTGGTGGCTGTAGACGTTATGGTGGTTGCCAAAGTCACGCCAGCAGGGGCATTCTGGGCATCCAGACGCTGATACCAGACCTGAATCGGTCTGGCTTGTGTCAGTTTATTGGGAATGGTTGCGTAAGTTGACACGCTGATGCGTGTGATTGTCAAATCTGACTGGGTGGAAGCCACATTTGAGTTGGTTCGGATCACATGATCCAGCAAATCCACTGTATCGGCGGGGATGGCATAGGTGTTCAACCCCTGCTCAAAGGTTATGGTGCCCTGCTCGAACGTCCACATGTTGATGCCACGGTTTGCCCAGTCAGCAAACAGTAAATTAAGCGATCGACGTGCCGTTTTTAGGTCATAGCCCGTGCGCAACTCTGAACCCGCACGCTCAAAAGCTTCCTCTACCAATTCGGTGAGGTCTAAATTAAAGCCTGTTGATCCAGAGGTGTTCGCCATGTCACTTCATTTTTTTGAGGGTTTGAGCTAAACGCGCACGTTGGCCCATTTTGCCGGGAGTTTTTGCAGCCGCTGCCAACTTTTTAGCAGGGATGGGTTTATCACCTTTAACACCAAGCGCGGAACGTAATGCTCCGGGCTTTTTGATTGCTTTTTGAATCCATTTCTCGGCCATTATCTGTACCCCGCTGTTTTCTTTGCTACGCCCTTGGGCTGGGCCACAATCTTCTTGCGAAGGCTTGGTTTCGTGTAATTGCCAGCGGCATTGACTTTGCCACCTTCTTTCCACCGATATTCAAGATTTGCACCAGCACCGGTCAATTTTCCTTGCGCTTTTCCTTCTTTGGGTTTGTATGTGTTCCCCTCAAGAAAAGCACTAATGGTTGCATTGTCACTCAAGCGTTTTTGTAGACTCGCACGACCACCCACCCCAACACCGTATTTATCTCCAGCCCCGCCACCATTGATGACTGGGGTAAAGTCACTTTGCATTGAGTTGTCAGCTCCGCTGTTTTGATACTCAGCAATTTGCTGTCTTGCTTTTTCTGCAAGCGTTTCGCCGCCTTCATCAAACTTTTTGACTTTGCCCCCACGCTTATACATGGCGACTTTGTTCGGATCATCCTTGCGTTTGATCGTCTTCTTGCCCGGCATCTTTGACGGGTTGATGTCGCCCATGCCGCGTGAAGGTCTCATCTCAGCACTTGCCGCCACGCTTCATTGTGATCTGCTTGGCCTTGGTTTTGCCTTTGGTAGCAACGCCATCAGCCGCGCTGGTGTAACCACCAGCAGCCATCTTCTTGACACCGCCGCCTTTTTTCATGCCGCCCATCATTTGGGTTTTGTCGAAAGCTTCTTCTTTCTTGGAGCCTTCTTTGCCCTTGCCCTTCATCTCAACGTCTTTGCCAGATTTTTCAAACTTAGCAAACGGGTTCATTTTCTTTGTAGCCATATCACCACCTCTTTTAAAAGTTTTGCCTTTGTCGGCAGTTGAAAAATCCTTGCCCACAGACTGTGGGACTCCGGCTTTCTTGGCAAACGACGGGTTGTTGGCCACCGCTGCCATGAAATTGTGTTGCTTCTTACTTGTGCTCGGCATCGTCATCTTTCTTGCGATTAAGAAGCTTTTGCACAGTGTCAGTTTCGTAGATGCGGATTGCCACCCAAACAATACTGAGCAGTGCTGAGACAGCAGGTAAGAATTCCACAAGCGTTCCTATGACGGTAATGATTGAGGCACCATCAAGGATGTGCTTCAAAGTTTCTTGGTTCTGTTCGTTCATATGTATTTACCTCTTGTTTTGCCACGCTGGGCTATGCCGTCTGCACGCTTGGAAGCAGTCATGCCGCCTTTAGACATGCCGCGAGTTTCACGTTTGTACTGATCGGCCAGCTCTGATGCTTTGTCCAGTTTGCTGTTGATATTTTTTTCTTTTGCTGCCTGTCCTTCTTCCGACCAGCCCATATCGCGGCCAGTCGTGTACATATCAACGGCATCTTTATTTGATGTTCCGGGATTTTTGCCTTCAGCTAAATCAGCGGCATCCATAGCAGCAACGCTTTTGGTAGTTCGCGGTGGAAACTTGTATCCAACTTCCGACTCTTTCAACGGAATGTACTTTTCTAATTTTTTAACGCGTGCATCGTTTTCGGCCATGATGTTTACCTCAACATTTCCATCTTGCCAAAGAAGCCGCCTTGCGGGTGGGCTTACCTTTTTCATCTTTCATCGGGCCGGGCATACCGGACATACGAGCGCAAAATGATTTTTTGCGTGGGCCACCTTCAGGCTGTGGAGCCTTTAAGTTGCTTCCTGTCGCTGCGTTGTATGCCTTGCGGCCTTTTGCAGTCAAGCCTGCCCCCTTGGAAGTAGGTAGCTTTTCACCACGACCAACCGAGAGAACCGGGCCTTTTTTCTTAGCCATAAAAAACCTCAATACCCACAACAGTACCAACGCTGGTTGTTAAGTACAGCCCTGTGGTTGCCAAAATGCCTTCGCCGGGTACCGGAATGCTGAAGTTCACAGGAACGGTGGTGCTGGCAATATCCATCGTAAACAAAATAGCGCCAGTAGAACTTCCATCACGAATCTCAAATGTTGCGGCTGTTGCAGCTTTGGGGCTGACCACAATAGCTTTGAGGCGCGTTCGTCCTACGTAATAAGAACCCGCAGTACTCAGATGTGCCGATTTAACGTCTGTCTGTTGCATACCAATCTCCTTTTAAAAAGGGGCCGAAGCCCCTGAGACTAATTACTGCTGGCTGGCGGGCGGCGATTGCACACCAGTGGAGTCAGCAACAGCGTACACGATGGTGTACTGCACCGTACCAGCCGTTACGTCGGCAACAGTTGGGGTCAGTGCTGCTTGGATGGTTACATCCGTAGTACCAACGCCAATGCCGTTAGGAGATGCGGTGCTTGTTGCGCCAGCCCAGTTCACCAGCTTGGCAGCAGCGTTGGTGTTAGCCAAACGACCTTGGCTGGTGATGTCTGTAGAAGCCCAGAACAGCGCGGTGGAAGCCGAAGTACCGATGATTACGTTGGCTGCGGTAGAGCCTGTAAAAGCCACCAAGGTGTCAATGAAAATACTGACAATCTGAGCGCCAGCAGGAATGGTAAACAGGGTTGTAGTAACGGCAGATGCAGCTACAGCGTTGGTGTAGTTTACTTTTTTAGTCTGAGAGACTAGGGTAACGCCGGTGTTTTGGATAGTTCCAGCAGTAGTGCCAGTAGTGTTTTTAACAGTGCCCAACAACCAAGGGCCAAGGTGAGTTGCGAATCCCATAAGAATATCTCCATGCGTTGTAGCGTATCAATCTTGCATGACAGTCAGCCGGGACTGTTTGATACACCGGTTTTCCCGGAATGCTTTAAATATACAGCAAAAGAAAAGGGGGCACAAGGCCCCCTTTGTCTATCAGGACGAACCGGGGGAACCAAAGATTCCCAACGGATCAGACCAGCCAAATGAATAACGCTCACGAGCCTTGTAACGAACGTTACCAGTATCGAAATCACCATCCATTTTGTTTTCCAGAGGCATACGCTCAAAGTGCTTCAGACCGTTGGGCACATCGGTAGTCAAATACCAGCCGTTGCTGTCGGTGAAGAAGTGATTGATGGCATAGCCTTCAGGGATTGAACCGTTGTTCTTCAACGCGTTGATGTCGTTGTCTGTAGTGCCAACGCGGAGGTTGGTTTCCAGCAAACGAGTTGCAACGAATTGCAGAGCAGGCGGAATAATCAGCTTGCGGGGCTTGGCTGCAATCAACAGACCACGCTCATCAGTCCAAGCGGCGATTTGAATGACGGCATTCTCAAGAGAAGTCTCGTTCAAGTCAGCGTTGGTAGAAGGGCGATTGCTGTTGGTGCCACCGTTAACCAGCGGGTGGGCAGTGCTGAACAACGAAACGCCATCGCCGCCAATATAGTTGGCAGAAAAACCGTTGTTGATAACAGATGCTGCTTTGACCTGCTTGGTGTACGACATTGCACGGGCCAGAGCTTTGGTGTAACGAGCAGACAAGCTGTCGTACAAGTTATCTTCAATCGCTTCTTCAGTGATTGAGAAACCCAAGGCGATGGTTTCGTGGTTGTAGCGTGCGGTGAAAGCTTCCTGTGCATTGTCATAAGCAATGGCGGAACCCTCGTTCTTGACGGGAGCAGCGGAGAAACCAGCAAGCTTGGTCTCTTCTTCAAAACTACGCTCAGATTTCTCTGTGTCGTAGATTTCTTTGTGCTCTTCGCCGTAGCGGGAGTATTCCATACCGAACAAAGCATTCAAGCCGGGCAGGAGTTCTTTAAGTAGTTGTGCGCGTGAAATAGCCATTTAAATAACTCCTTAAGCGCCAGTGGCAGAGTAGTAACCGTGCAAGCCTTGGTTTAATTTAACCAAGATTTCAGGATACTGAGTGAAGACAACGGTCGAACTGTACACGCCTGAGTTCAATGTGAACGTAGCGGCTTGGTTCAACACAACGGATGTGTCGCCAGCGGCTGCTGCGGTAGCCACAAAAGAACCAGTCTGTGCAACTTGACCACCTGTGGTCAATACAGAAACGTCCGTACCAACTGGCAATGCAAAAGGCAGGGCACTGACGGTCAGGGTAGTTGTACCCGAACTGAAAGTAGCTGTACCCAAAGCAACTTGAGTCTCTTGAACCAAACCAATCATGCGCAAAGGCAGCGTGGTGGTAACAGGAGTAGCCGAAGGAGCCAAAACTGCATTAGCAGAATTACCAGTAGTTGTGCTACCAGTATTGTTGATGGCTGACAGGTTAGTGCCAATCATCGCCATAGCGCCAGAAGCAACAGCGGTTGTAGCGGAGCAAACAACCGCCTTGAACACAGCATCAGGATCATCGTAAACATAAGCTTGGCAGTCACCGGCAGCGGTGCTTGCAGGCCAATATTGAGAGAACAACTTTTGCTTGGTTGTGGGGTTGGTGTATGTACAGCCCAAGAAAATACCAACAGTCTGATTCAGAGTTGTGCCGGTAGAAACTGAGGCGCGTGTGGCAAAGCCACGGGATAAAACAACAAAGTCACCATAGAAGATGCTGGTCGCATAACCGTACTGGATGGGGTACATACGGGTTGAACCCGCAAATACTTGACCACCAATTAAGTTTTGCGGCAACAGCCCATACGGAGCTGATACTACGGGATAAGCCATTTAAGGACTCCTTGTTTATTTAGAACCTGAACCAAACCCGCTTCCTTTGCTGACTGATGATTTTCTATCAGAAAACAGCGGCATACGCGGATCATTGTTTCGCATGAAGTGGTTGTCCACTGATTCCATCTGGTTCTGCGCTTGTCCATCATAGTATTCCTTCATGGCCATGAGTTTCTCAGTTGGGAGTTTGCAGAGCATCAACCCACCAATTTCCACATTACCATTCGGATTACCCGGAAGCATAAGCTCAGGATGGTCTTCTGCCTTCACCGGTTCCCAACCATCGCGCATCTTGCGAGACACATTGGTTCGGACTTCCTGTCCTAAGACGTGAGTCGCTACCCAGCGATACTCCCATCCCGGTTCAGGGGTTGGATCGGGCAACTCGCTCGACGGTTTGTATACGTAACGAGCAGGTATTTTGTCGCGTGACACATTATCACGAGGGGTACGGTTTTCAGCCATTTTGATTCTCCAGTTTTAAAACTTCTGCAACATATTTTTTTGGGTCGAGGTTGTACTTTTTAATTAACGCAGCTTGAGACGGCGTTAACTGTATCTTCCTTGTCCCGGTTGAACGTGATGCAGGGGCCACCACGGATGATGGACGCCTTGGAGTCTCATTTGACCTAGGCCGTTCTTCGTTTCCACCGAAAACTTCGGGGAACTTAGACTTCACGCGAGCATCTATCTGCTCGAAATAATCATCGCTGCGGGGATCGACCCCGTTGTTGACTAGCTTTTGGTGCAGCCCTAGTGCAAAGCTGGTAACTTCTTCGAACCCGTCTGTGCCAAACCACTGGTTTTTTGCTTGCCAGCGCAAGGTTTTTTCGTCAGCACGCACCGGTTCGGGTGCTTGTTGTCGCGGTTGTACCTCATAATTTTCGTTTTGTAAAGGGGGTGGACGAAAATTCTGCGCATTTTGCACTTTTGTTTTGGCTTCAAACAACGCTTCTTGGGCGGCAAGGATAGCGTCCGAGTCAAAAGACTCCTGTGCTGCCTTGTATTCACGGCGTGCTTTGTCCAATTCAGCTTCGGCAGCAGTCTTGGCCATTGCGCCGTACTGCTCTGTGCCATTGTTTACATACTGTTTGAGACGCTTGTTCTCATCAGACATGTGCTGTGCAAGCCGCTCAAGCTCTTGCTTTTCCCGCAAAAGGGTTTCTTTGGCTCTGCGTTCATCATGACGGGCATGGGTCAACTCCTTGATGCGTTTTTGGGCACCTTGGGTGTATGACTCAATCTCATCATCGGTTGGGTCGGTTACCTCCCGATCAAGGGGGCGACGACCACGATCCTGTTCAGGCGTGTCGTCAACAATTTCGATTTCAACATCATCTTCAGTCTCAATATCAACTTTACGATTTTTGTCGTCATCAAGTTCGTCGGGGAACTTATATGCTTCTGCCATATCTACTCCTTTTAAGCGCGGGTAAGCCCACGAGGGTCTTGCACAACAGCGTCCACTTGGTCATCATTGATGAGCCGGAACTCTTTTCCAAAAATCTTAAATCGCGTACCAGAGTAAGTACGAACGAGCACAAAGTCACCTTTCTGGCACCACGCGCCTGCGGGGAACTTGGTCTGGTCTTTGTACGCGTCAGGGCCAACATCGACAACAAACAGAACCGTTGTGGCGTGTTCTTCTTGTCGCAAAGTGGCTGTGGCTTTTATAAGATCAAGCTCAGTACCGTCAATCTTTTCAGATATGTCAGGCACTGCACACAGAATTTTCCAGCCCGTGGGGGTAGGAAGCATTGTGGCTTTTTCTTCATTTGTTGCGTCTTCTGCCGGAGCATCGACGGGTTGGATCACTTCAGGCAGGGCGTATTGCCCCGGTTCTAGAACAAGTTCACTCATTGGCTTTTTCTACTTTCTCAGCAAGGTCAAGAAGATGGCGCTCTGCGATGGCTAGACCCTGAATAGTCCCGCAGAGTTTTTGATACTCGTCAAAATTGCGGCATGCCCCACCAGCGCAGTCATCTGCGTAGTTGTTCATGTCGGTGCGTAATTTCTCGCGCAATACGCGTGCGAATTCTGAAATCATTTAGGTGGTGTCTCCTTTTGTTGGTTGGCTTGGTGTTGCATCTGCATCTGTTCACGCTTAGTCTTTATGTCCCCCGCCTTGCCCATTGCAGTGATGTTTGCCGTTGCCTTCTGCTGTTGCAGTTGACCGGCTTTGTTCATAGCATCCATTTCAAGTCGTTTGTTGTCCAGTTCCAACCGACCCTGCACTTCTTGTTGCTTGAGCTGCATGTCTTGCTGCTTGAGCTGGAGTTCTTGTTGCTTGATCTGCAACTCTTGCTGCTGCATCTGGATCATTGGGTCTTGCGACTGCTGTTGCGATTGCTGTTGCGCTTGTTGCGCTTGGCTTTGCTGGAGCACTTGCTGTGCAGCTTGGGCCATCATGCCGGAGAGTTGAATCTCCATCTCAGGCGGCAGCTTCTCATCTTCCGGTGGCAGGGGCATGCCCATCTGTTGCTCAATCTTCTGGCGGTAGGCAAAGCCAACGTGCTCGGCAACGTGCGCCATCATTGCGCCTTG